TTATCAAGCTCAGCCAGAACCGAACTTATTACAGCCATCAAGTATTCATCCCTCGTATTAGCAGTAAAACCGGCCCGCGCCTTAACCCATCTTAGAATAATATTAATATCCATGTGATTCCCCCTTAATCACTGCTATAATATCCGCTTTCAGCATTGCAGCGCTAACCCCTTGAATATTGTTTTCCTCTGCATATTCAAGGAGCTGCGCTTTTGTCATTTTCTCAAAATCAGGAAGGGGTATGCTAAAAGCGTTTAGGGGTTTACTACATCCTCAAGAGTAACAAGCACCCAATAATTATTTTTAACAGGCTTGCCGTCACACCTTGCAGTTGCTTTGAATAATGTTTGTTCTTCAATAAATCTTACTTCTGTGCTTCGTGCAATCGCGATGCCTGCACGGTTAAGCATGAAGTATTTAGAAAAATCGCCAAACAGTATCTGACCAAATGGCACTACATCACCGCGAACAAATACAACGGGTGTGCCGTCAGGCATAACTGCATTTGCATGTGGCTGCATAACAACTTGACCCGTAGCAGTTACAGCCAACGTTTGCGGCGCAAAATATGTATAATATGTGGCGCGAGTCATTAACATTGTGATGTTTACGGCATCATCAGGCAGTTTCGCATAAAGCTTGATAATGTCCGCATAATTTGCAGCGCTTGTAACTTTATTGTCAGCTGGCAAGTTAGGGATAATACCCTCCGGCTGTTTTTGTGTTGCGCCTTCGCCTCTAACAACAGCTTTGTCTTTTGCCTTGTTAATGGCATTTACTAATTGGTCAACAATATGCACGCCTAAGTTAATAAAAGCGTCATCAAGCGTCGCGTTACAAATAGAAATAAAGCCGCCAACCTTCCAGCAATCAAGCTCAACTTGGCTAAAGTCTAAGCCTAACTCACTAAGAGGGCCGCAACATTCAAGCCAAACAGCTTCTGGAGTATCGCCTGCCATGATAATTCTAGCTGTGCCGTTGGCCGTTTCCTGCCTAACCAACCTAACTACATTGCCTACAAATTGAGAATCTATCTCAATCATATTTACAATAATCTCAGGTATTAAAATATCTGTGTTATCCACAGCTCTTTTTTGCGCTATGTCATTCATTTTGGATAAAAACTCTCTTACCTCATCATGCTTGATAGCCTGCGCCATTCTTGCGCGTTTTTCAACTCTGGTTCTGGCGTTGTAATTGATTTCCAATGTGCCAACCTCTCTTTCTGTTTTTTCAGTATTTTTCTTTCCGGCCTCTCTGCTTCGCTGCTCTAAGGATTTAATATCATCATCGAAGCCTCTTATTTCTTCATCTGCGGCTTCAATTTCACCATCCAACTCAGCGATTGCAGCTTCGTTAGCTTCAATNAGCCCTTCCGCCTCGGTGATTTGCTCATCNGTTTCAGCTTCATCAACCAAATTGCCTATTGTTTCTTTTTCTGCTTCAAGCTCAGCCCTCTTATTTCTAAGTTCCTCAAGTGCCTGTTCTCGTAGTGCTTTTTTCTTCAACAAAACCAACATATTAGCCATTCTTTTTTAACCTCGCTTTCAATTCTTCTTTTTTGCGACTTAATTTTTCTTTTTGTAGCGTTTTAAAATCTCTCTGCCGCGCGTCTATTTGAGTTTGTGGATATGCAGGGAATGTGCATACACTAACCTCAACAACATTAGCTTCATTTATTGTTGCCAGCGTTCCGCCTCCAACCCTGTCTTCGTAAGTCTCGTTTTCCGGCCAGAAACCAAAACTGCACCCGGTTATATCCCCGCGCTTTACGCGTTCATAAATGTTCAAGGCTTCCGTATCGTTTTGGTTGATAATGATTATCCCGTAAACGCCTTGCTCCCTATCCTCAAGCTTTAGAGTGTTCGAACTGGTTCTTCCAAGGACGGAACCTGAATAGTGATTAAACAGCGCTCTTATATCGTTGTTCTTTACGCTATTTGCCGCCGCGCCCTGCTTTATTTGTTCATAAAACCCTTCCCACAGCTCCGTTTCACGGTTATAGACAATAAAAAAACCCTCGATGATTTTTTCTTCTTGGGTTTCCCGCGTGGTAAATTCAGTTTTAAAAAATGCCTGCCTTTTTTCTAGCTTTTTATCCAATTATTCATCACCACCTTGTAATAATTTCTTTTGATTTGCTGTGTCTTCCGCCCTTATGTAATTCTCAAGCATTACATATTCGTTCATTTCCGGCAAATCTACAGGTTCATCCCCTGCTGCTATCCTGCATTCATTAGCGTTGTATATGGCTATTTTTCTACCTTCATACATGATTTTTAATCTCGCTTCCAAGTCAAAAGCTTTTATACTTTCGAGATTGAACTTTAAAAACCAACTTGGAGATAAAATTAGCTTTCGGGTTAATTCCTGCGCCATGCCCACACATATTGGGTAAATTGTCGTATTTACAAAATTGTTGTATTCATCTTTGTTATACTTACCTATGCCTAGCATAAATGGCGGAACACCAAATAAACTTGCTATAAATCTCTTGTCAATCTCAACGCTTTCATTTATCGCTATGTCGCTTAAAGACATAGGCGAAAAACTCTTAAAATCAATAAGCGCAGCAGGCAATATATACGGTTCCCCCGCCTTTGTCTTTATCCATTTATCATGCAGTTTTTCGCGTTCTTCTTCACCGTCAAAGCTGCCGCTGTCGGCATTAAAAGAGAAAACCAAATTCGGTTTGTAATTATTTGTATAATAATCTGATTTAATATCTTGGCTTTGGCGCAGATTGCGCATAACATCCTTAAGATAAACCTTGTAGCTCTGCCCTTCCCACGGCTTACTCAGTTTAGGGTTGTTTACAAAGTGGATAACTTCTTCATGAGAAAAAGGGACATTGTTTATCTTTACCTTATACCCAAAGTCTTCTTTTGCCGATAAAGTCACATCGGTAGCATAAACAGGTTCAAGGCTTCGCAACAACCCATCGCTATATCTTGGCAACAAAAAAGAATTGCCTGTAAATAGCAATTCCTCAACGGTTTTTTGATATAAGGTTTTTCGGGTTATATATGGGTTTGGGTCTATGTCAACTTTGCGCGATAGTTCGTTTTTCACCCTTACATTCCCAAGTTCCTTGTTTTCCATAAGCATTATTGTCATGCTTGAAATTAAATCCGCTATGTTTTTTACGCAAACCTTAACATCCGGGTGGTCGCTTAATGGAATATAGCCGGTCTTGCACATATCAGCAAACTCATCCTTGCTTAACCATTGCACTAATAAGTTGTTTGCCTGTGGTTCTGAGCGTATTTTTGTCTTAGATTTCGTTTTTTTGCTCAATTCAAACCCTCCTATACATTAAATACTTCGCTGATTATAATTATATACAGCGTATATTTTGTGCTGCATGGATACGTAATAGCGTTTATGCGTTCCCTTGCTTCTGATAATTTCGCACTGCAATCCCTATCTGTTTCAGTGAAAGATTTGTTTATAAGTTCGTATATTTTACGGCCTTTATCGTTTTTTCTTGCAGTCCTTACTGCTTGGTGTATTAATTCACCTTTCATAGCTATATCCGTCATACTGCATCAGCCCCCAACATCCTACGGTCACCCATACGTTTAGCGTCATTTTCCAACATGCCATTTGCCGCAAAAACCGCCGCCGCAAAAATATCTATTCTTAAATTTTCCGAAATCTTTTGAAACTCTTTATAACCGCCAACCTTTTCATTAACTGAAACATTTTGAACGCAATATTCGAAACATTCCGCGTGAAGGTAATATACTTTCTTTTCCTCACCCATTTTATCTATGCGGTTAAATGCTTTTGTCGTCTTTTTATATAGCTGTGGCTGGTCTGTAACCTTAAATCTATTGGCCTTCATGAGCTCTATAAACTCATCGCCAAAGGTTCTGTCATAACGAACATCGCTTATCTTAAAGCCCTTGCTTCTCATATTGATAAACCATTGAACAATGTCGTTTTGTTGTATAGTGCTTGCGTTACACATGTCAAGAAAGCCGTCATCCTGCCATCCAAATAAATCTATCTTATCCTGTGTAGCTTTTTCGTGCGCCCTCGTTATTGGGAACCACGCATGAGGAATTATTATATCAACACCCTTGTAATGTCCGTAAAGCACCGCTGCTGTAAGGTCTTTTATTTGCGATAAATCCACTCCGCCGTACCAAGTTATGTTGAGCTTTTGAAGTTCTTCCAGTGCCCAGTTATATAAGGCATCACTTTCTATAAATCTATCCACGGAAAAATACG